TTGCAATCACAATTAGAAATCATTAAAAATGAAATAACATGGCAAACAAAGAAATCATAACCGAAAATGAGTTGTTGGAATTGGCTAACCGATACATACAACTAGAGAAAGAGTTTGAGGAATACCGTAACGAGTTTAAATATTGCATTAATGACATGGAATATTGTTTTAAAGAAGCTAGAGCTGGTGACGAACTAAACTACTTAAGGGGCAGCCAAGAGCCTAAATACTTTACTTTTGATGATTATATTAACAGATTTAAAAAATAAACCAAATGAAAAATGAAATTAAAAAATCGGTAAAGGAATACTTAAACCTAGTAGGTAAAGTGAAACTATTTAATGAAATAGATTTTAACTATTATTACAGAAAGATTACTAGAAGCAAAGGTAATTTTAATACAGAACTACTACCAAACTTAATAGCATCACATTTTAAACATAACGAAATATAAACCATAAAAAATATGAATCAATCAATTTACAAAATCCAAAACGAATTTCAGTTAATTATTGCAGAAGTAATAAATAACGAAGGTGAGATTACTCCCGAATTAGAAACTGCCTTAACTATTAATAAAGAGCAGTTACAAAGCAAAGCTATCGATTACTGCTATGTAATTAAGCAGTTAGATTATGACTGCGAGCAAATTGATAATGAAATTGCAAGGCTAAACAAGTTAAAGAAAGTACGTGCTAATTTAACCGATAGACTAAAAAATACAGTATCTTCAGCCATGCAATTATACGAAGTTGAAAAAATAGAAACTCCACTAATTAAACTATCATTTAGGAATAGTGAATCAGTTGAGATTACGAATGAGAGCCAGTTGGATGCTTGCTTTATGGTTACAAAGACGGTAACAACACCTGATAAGAAAGCAATTAAAGATGCTATTAAAAGCGGGGTATTCGTTGAGGGTGCTACAATTAGTTATAATAAGAATTTACAAATAAAGTAGTGAAACTACTAGCCCACATAATATTAAGTCCAGTTTACTTTTGTTGGTACCTGGACTTAATTGATTATTTACTTAATAGAAAACCTTAACAATATGGAAAATAAAGACAAACACCCAACCGAAATAATACAAGAGTTAGATTATGAGATACATAATTTAGATAACTTAATCATGCAACAAGCAAACATTTTAGAGATAAATAAATCTAAACTTGAAAATTTAAAAGAGCGTAAAAAATCACTATTAAATTATTTGAATGATGAAAACTAAAGAAGAAATAGAACAGTTATTTAAAAAATATTGTAATAATGTATCATCATCTGAAATACTTGCATATATAGATGGCTACACTCAATGCCAAGAAGATATGGCTGATAAAATAAAAGAAGCGTATGAACAAGGATTGAGTGATGGTTATGCTTGCATGCCTTCAACAATTAGCCCACTAAACAAACAAGATTAATATGACTAGCGAAGATAAACAGATACTAAAAAAGATAGCCTATAAGCTATTATTGCCAACTATTATAATAGCGTTGGTTTGTCAGGCATTATTGATGACTTGTAAAGGTAAAAGTAAACCGATACCGCAACCGCCTAGCGTATTGGATAATAAGATTGATAGCATTAAAACAACTATCAACAAGGATAGTTTGATTATTGATAGTTTAATGAAGCTGCGCCCAAAGGTTATTGTAAAGTATAAAACGAAATACGATACAATTTATAAACAAGCACCCGATACTTGTAAAATGTATTTAGCTCAACTGAATGCAGAATGTTTAAAAATGGACTCTTTTAATTTAGGCATTATAACAAGGCAAGAAACGCAGCTTATAAGTTATAGCGAACTAACAGGAATAATGCAAGAGAAAGCAACTATGCAAGATTTAAGGCACGTTGAGGATAGCTTGTCAATATTAAAATTAGATAAGAAATTAAAACGAACTCGCAAGGTAGGTATTGCTGCTTTTGGTTTGGGGTTTGTTGGAGGCTTATTAATTAGATAAAAAAAAGGTAGGACATGAAACCTACCTAATTTACAAACAATATACAAATATAATATTTATTCTTTAGATTTCAAACCGCTGTAAGTAGTCATTCCAAACAAAGCAGCGACAAAGCCATAGTCAATAATAAAGACTTCACCCAACATACTTAAATCGCCCATACTAAGCCATTTGATATGAGCAGCAACAATACACGCAATAATTGCAAAGGCTGTTAATTTGCGTGAACTAAAGCCCGCATTACCCATTTTAAAAGAATCAATTATATTTTTCATTAGAATTGTTTTAATAGTGTATAAGTAAATTCTTTTAAGCCACTTTCTTTGCATCTTTTAATTAAAAAATTAAAGTCCGTAGGATCATTTAATACTTGACAGCCCGCACTCCATTTATCAATAATTGAAGATATAGCATTTGGATTTGCACGATGTATATTGATGCCGAACAAGCCTGTATCTGTAACAGCCGTTTCTTCTGCAAAGTTATTTTTATTAGCATCTCTATAAACAACAACTGGCTTTCTTTGACACAATGCTGTATATTTACCTTGATGTAAACCTAATTGATATGTGTTTAAATATTGATTTGGTTTAAGTAAAGCCGCTCCCTTTGGGTTTAATAAATTTTTAAGCCAATGAGTGCCAGGATTTGTAGTTCCTGTAAATTTAACTATATTATCTTTTTCAACTAATATAATTAAATCGTCAAATTTGTCAGGGATATTAGCATCGGAACGAATACCTACAATATGAAACGGTTGCCATTTATAATTTAATTTAGCAAACTCTTTTTTTAAATCTTCAACTTTGTAATTTTTCATATCATTAAATAAATAGTTATGCCTACGCTCAGTCATTAAAATATAGCTTCAATTTTAGTTTCACTAGGTATAACCGCCATTTGTTCTTTGTAAACTATCTTTTTACTTTTGCTTTTTTCATCACAACAATCGGCTTTAATCTCCTCAATCTGATATTGCAAATGTTCAACCTCGTAACGTTTTTCAGTATAAAGTTCTCGTATATCTGATTTGATAGCAAAGTACATCGACATTAAGCCGCCAGCAAAAGTTACTAATTTAATTTTATTTTCTAAGGACGCAAGTTCTTTCATAACTATTCAAATGGGCTTGGTTTTGGTTCGTAAATAATTAAAGGTAAATCTTTAACCCAAATAAACTCATCGTTTACACAATTAGCCATTTCCTCAACGCTAATAATCCAATTATCGTTTAAGTCTTGAATCGGGTTAAAATAGCTATCAGGTGCATATAATTGTATTAATAAACTATCCTTTTGCTCTATTGTCAATAGACCTACATATAAGTCCCATTGCTCTCTTTTTATATCTTTTAAAGTTATCATTATACTTGTCTACCTAATGTTGTTTGAAATGTTTGATTTATTGATTTAAGAGTTGTTAATTCAGCAGAAGTTAAAGCATCTGAAATATAAGCAAATGATAGTTCTGCATTGATATAACTACCAATACCAGTAATTGATGAGTTTTGAGCAAATAAAGGAATGTCAAGGACTGGATAAGCACCTGAAACAGTAGTTGTATTTGTTTGAAATGCTCCTGTATTATCAATACTTGTAAGTAAAGTATTAGATGTTCTACTATTAGCATGGAAACCTAATCTATCAGTTAATGTGTGATTAGTTGCAGCCGTACCCTTACTAACGTGCCTCATTACATTACTAACAACAGCTTGTATTCTAAAAAAATTAACTGATGAAAGTGCAACTCCCATAAAATAATTTAAGTTAGTAATTGCAGTTCGATTATAAAAACCCATTGAAGCAAATCCACTTGGAAAAACTATTGAAAGATTTAAAAAAGTATTAGCCCATCCGTTAGTTCCATTACCTAAAATTCCATTACTTGAATGAGTTAAACCACCAGCAAATACTAAACGGTTAGCAGCGTTGGAGTCAACAGGATTTAATAAATTGAATTTATGACTTGTTGCAGTACCACCAACTAAAGGATAAACAGCTTTCATTTTAGTCCAAATGTTAGCAGCCTTTAAATCAATTACTAACTGATTAATAGCAGTCGCTTCTGTGCCACTTATTCCACTAGCTGTTATAAACGCTTGCGCATCTGCATCGTTACCACCGCCACCACCGCTACTTCTACGCTTAATAGCAAACGGACTTATTGCTTTGCCTATTATCATATTAGTATAAAATTACAGAGCCACTTGTTAAAGTTAAAGCTGTTAGTTTATTATTCATAGGTACACAATAATAATCACCAGCTTTTAAAGTAGCACCACTTAATCCTAAAGAAACTTTATAATCAGTTGCAACCCCTAAATCGTTAATGCCTGTTAAAACGCTTATAACTGTATCTTCACGAACATATAAAGCTGTATGGTTAATTGTATTTGCTGATGTTCCAGTAATTAATTTACTTCCGTTATTACCAGCTAATTTTTCTAATTCTTGTGCCATTTTATTTTGTTTTTAATATAATTATTAATTCGTCTATTGTTTTATAATTTATGTCATTTACACTTGTATTTGGATAGTCAAAGTAATAAGTGTTATATTCTGCTAAGGTTAAATTTAAAGCAAGCTCGTCTAATTTTTCTACATTAATTATTTCAGCGTTTTCAATATTTCGCCAAGTAATTGTATTATTTATTTTTATTAAATTTTCCATTAGAATTTTTGTATAATTAGTGAACTCATTACTGTACTATCTCCAACTGCTGCATTTCTAAACGCTGCAATAATATATTGGTTAACTGTCCAATCAATGTTTAAATTACTAATTCCATTTGTACCAGTACCAACTTCACTGCCTGAAGATGAAGCTGTGTTTATAGTTTCACTAATAGTTGAAGATTTAATATACAATGTTTTTTCCATTGCATAATAAGAAGCTGCTATATTTTGAATACCAACAAGTGTAGCACCTGTTAAACTATTAGTTGTGTTAATATAAAACCAATTTGTACTTATCAATGTTGCGGGGCTTCTTATTGCTCTATTTAATATTTTAACCACATCACCAGTTGCATAAGTATTAGCAGGTATTAATATAGACTTCATTAAAGTAGTACCAGTTGTACCTGTTAAAGCTGCGCTATCTGTAATATCTTTTGATACAATTTGTAAATAGTTACTTTGTTTATTTTTCCATAAACTTGAAGCACTATCATAAGTTAAAACATCGTTGTTTTGAGGTGCATTACTAATTAAATCGACATCGTGTAATTCATCTAATTCAAAACCGTTTTGAACTTTAACCAATATTTCTCCTACTGTTGCACTTACTCTAGTAACAACACCAATATAAACTAAATGAGCAGGCGCATGTGGCTTAACAAATAAACCATAAATTAAAGCACCATTAACTCCTAACCAAACTGGATCGCCAATAGTTGCACTATTTGTATTTAAGCCAGCTAATAAACCATCAGTAATTACATTTACAATAGCATTAGTTGCGCCAGTTGTTTCTAATAAACCAATAGTTTTACTACTTGTAGCTTCACTTGTATTTGATGCCTTAGAAACTAATATATTAGTTCCATTTGCACCACTAATATAAACTGCTTGACCTTTATTTATTGATTGCGATAATTTAACAGTAACTCTATTAACTGCATTTGTGTTAACATCAGTAGAAATAAAAGTACTTAACGTACTTAATAAAGTTTTAAAAGTAGTTCCACTTTGAACAATAGGCAATAATTCACTACCGCTTAATGCTCCAGCACTTGTTAAATCACTTATTTTTTTATCTGGCATTATAGTATAATTTTAAAATTATCTTCTTGTAATAAATAACTACCATCTTCTTGAAGTAAATAATTACCTACTCCACCAACAGTTATTACATTTGGCTTTGTTGCAATATCTATTAAATTTTTACTAAAATAACTATTTACATAATTTATTTCACTTGTATAATTTAACACATTTGCATTAAAATTATCAGTTAAAATACTATCTAAATAACTATTACTTTGTATTAAATTATAAACACTTTCAACATCACCGTAATACTGCAAAGATAAGTCAAATAGGCTTTGTTCTTTTTTTATTGTTACTACTTTATTTAATACTTTAGTGTTTTGTTTAGCTTCGTATTTAACAGTTTCAATAGGAGTATAAAACAAATTTAATCCTGTTAAATCCATATTTATATCCGTAATATTACTATTTTCTGATATTAAATTATAAACTAAAGAAGCATCGTTATAGCAAAATAATGCTATATCAAAAATAGTTTGACCGTTTAAAACCTTAACTTCTTTCTGCATCTATTGAATATGTAAAATTTTCATTTGTGCCTTGTACTAATATATCATTTACCTTATAACCATCTGATGCTAATTGTACATTAATACTACGCTTTAAAGCATCTGTTTGACCGCTTGATGCAATGTATTTTTCAATTCCAACTCCTAATAAGGGTGATTCTTTCCAATGCCCTAAATCGGTTATACAGATTAATTGAATGTGTTGCATATCTGAATCAGAGATTTTAAAATCTCCATTCTCAATAATCAAATCAAAATTATCATCTAATGTTATATCTTTAACTGCCATCTCCTTGTAATATTGTTATGTTTTCTATTTCTAATTGTTGTGTTGGAACTAATGGAGTTACCGATGTAAAAAACGAAGCCAAAGGAAATGTCCCACTTGGCGCTAAAGTAACTATTTGACTACTGCAAGCAGTTATTAAATCATTTACCTTATTTTCTAAAGCGTTTAATTTATCAGTTAATTCTTGAACTTTCACTAAACCATCAAAGTTTTTGCCGTTTAAATGTACTTCGCTAACTTTGCTAACTAAAGATACATAAGCCGAACTATCACTCAAAAATGATACAACAACTATGCTATCAACTTCGGGAATCAATAAGAAACCATTATCAATATTTGCCATTAAACGAACGTTAATAATATCAGCATCTTCATTTAAAGGCACGCAATAACATGTTAAAGTTGTTAAATCAACACTATCAACTGTGCAAACTTTAGCAAAACCATCGTTATTTGGCTTTACTAAACTCCTTAACGCATCTCTTAAATCTTTACTCATTATCCTACTTTTGCTCCTAATGTGAATATTTGATGATTGCCAGCATCGACACTATAAACTCTTTTAACTTTCTTAATCAAAAATGTCCCATCCCTTTCAGGCAATTTTACACTTGTTAATTTAACCCTATCTCCATGATTCATTACTGGTTCTCCAAACGTTTCAACGTCCCCTCTATAACCAGTGTATTTGTTTTCCTTAATCCATTCTTCAGCTGCAAATTTTAAAGCTGAAGCATTCATATTGTACTTATGGATAGTAATTTGGTTTCCATCGGGATCACCAACAATAATAGGATCACTTTTAGTATTATCAGGAAACATCGAAATTGCAGAACATTGTATTCTTACATCTTCAGCCCTTGACCATTCTAGAGTATCACTATTAATAATAACCTCCTCCATTTTAAAACTAGCTTCGTGTGTGATTGCAGCATCGTTTGCAAAACCAACATGTAATACTCTAACTGGTTTATTTGTTTTAGCGTCAATTACTTTTTTGCCTGTTGTTTTATTTATCTTATCTATAAAATAAGAATACAAACCGTATTCCGATTTAAGTTTATCTAAAGCAGCAGCAGGAGTTGCATTAATCATTCTAAATTGACCTAAATCAATATCGTCTATTATATCATATTCAATATCATGGTCCGTTAAACAATAGTCTAATAATTCATCTAATTTAACACTAAATGGAATAATTTTAGGATGCTTTAATAGTTTACCTTTTTTTGAACGTTCAATTAATCCAACCTTTGATGGGTAGTTAACAGTCCATTGTTTTAACAAATACATTTCATCTTCGCACTCTAATACCGTTGGTACATTTGTGCCTACATTCTTAATATAACCAACAAATACGGTTGTTATATTTGGAACGTAACCTATTTGTACTTCAATATTATCACCACGTTTAAATATAGGATCGTTACCTTCAAATAATTTTTTACCTTCAAATGTTAATTTTCTAGGTAGTGTAATTTTGCAAGTATCGGTTAAATTTTCGTAACTACTTTCTATTTCAATAGAATGTACAAAATTAAAACTAACTTTTCTATTAGTACCTTTTGAAGTAATTGATATGTTACATTGACATTGTAGCATTAAAACATTGATTTTTGAACGTATGGAACTCTTGTTGAGAATATATCTTTTTGTTCAGCACTTACACTTAATTCAATAGGTGAATCAGATACCATATTAATTTCAATATCAATTATATTTCTTGCACCCTCTCTTTGACCATATTTATAACTTTCAATAATTACTGAATTTATATTAAACTCATTTAAAAAAGTACATGTAACTGGTAGTGCTAATGGAGCCCTTAAATATTCCATAAATTTATCTAAATAAATTACATCTGGACGTTGATTAGCAACCTTACCAACAATAACACCTTTTAAATTAATTATAAAATCTCCATCACTCATATACTCCTTAATAGTTCCATTTTTACCAGCAATAGATGTTTTAACTATATTTTTAGTTTGATTAACTTCAATTAATGCAGTTTCAAAAGTAAATGGTGCGGATATAACAACATTAGCACTTCCAAATTCAGGAGTTGAAGTGTATATAGTTGGATTTGCGCTTGTACAATTAAAAGTAAATGAATCAAATATTTGCATTCCAAACTTTGACTTTTGTAAATCGTATGCAACAGCTCCTAAACTAGCATCTCCTTGTTCTTTACTTACTTCTTTATAATTAACAAATGCAGCATGAATGGCTGTTTTTGCAGCAGCACCTCCAGCACTTTTTAATATTAATTCCGCCTGTCCTTTTATGTTTGGTTTAAAATTATTATTCATTATGCCATTGCAATTAAATTAATGTCGTTTACTGCTTCTAATAGTGCCTTGCTTACTAATTCTTTCATTCTACCAGCTCCTTCTGTTAAATTGGTTGTTTGTATGTTTAACTCGTTAACTAATTTATCAATAGAAATATTTATTGCTTGTGGGCGTTGTCCAGTTACTTCACTTCCTGTTCCAAGTGATTTACCACCTTTGCCCCCATCAACACCCCCAGCCATTCCTTCAGCTCCCATTAAGGATGAATCCATCCCCTCTATTTTATCTTTATTTCTAAAATTTTCTATTCCCTTTCCATAGCCCTTAAATGCCGCATTCCCAATGTTGCTAAATGAATCTTTTAATAAACCAATACCTTTAGAAAATTGACCGATCATTATATAACCAATTCCTTTCAATATACTTCCAACATTTGTAAACGCTTCTTTTATACCATATATAAATCCATAAATAACACCTCTTACTTTTTCAAATTTATCATATATCATCATTAAACCTTCAACCGCTAAAGCAATCCATCCAATGATAGGAACAGATTTAATTGCCATTCCAATACTTCTAATACCTCTTGAAAGAAACGTAGCAGCGACAGCTGATTTAGTCATTCCCATTGCCATTGCTCTATTTGCAACCGCAAAATAATAACTACTAATCGCTCCTATTTTTAATTGAATTATGTAAGCTACCCATAAAGTAATCGCCATTTGTATTAATGGTAATAATGCTTTTATGACATTTATTAATACTGAAAATACTTTTACTATTTTTATAATTAATGGTAATAATGCAGTTCCAATAGATACTTTTAATCGTTGCCAACTTGCATCTAATTTGTTTAAGTTAGATTGCAAACTTTCAGAAGCCTTTGCAGCTTGTTTTCCAAATCTTTTTTCTAATTCATTACCAAATTTAGGTAAAAAATCTGCCGCAACTACTTGACCTTTTTGCATCATTTTTCCTAATGCTTCGGTAGTAACTCCCATTGCTTTTGCAGCTATTTGAAAAGCGCCTGGTATTCTTTCTCCTAATTGTCCTCTTAATTCTTCAGCACTTACAGTACCTTTACTCATCATTTGACCTAAAGCAAGGAAAGCGCCTTCTGTTTGCTCTCCACTCAATCCCATTACAGTTGCAGCTTCAGATACCTGTCTAAATACTTTATTTCCTTGTTCACCAGCTAATGCAGTTCCCATTAAAGCTCCTGAAAACGTTTTATAACCCTGATACGCTGCTGTAATATCTAATCCTAATCTATCAACTTGTTCATTTAAAAATTTTAAATTTTTACCATCTCCAGTAGCTTTAATAGCGTTTTCTAATGATTGAAATTTTGCAGTTGTTTGAACTATATCTTTAGTAATATAAGCTGCTCCTAAACCAACAAATAAATTCCCCGCCATTGATTTTAATTTAATCATGGAGTTATCTAATTTCTTAGTTTCAACAACAGCTCCTCGCATTGTTTTACTAAATAAATCTTTTAGTCTTAGTGTGTACTCAAGGTTATTACTCGCCATCTGTTTTACTTACTCTTGTTCCGCTATATTCTAAACAATAATCCATTTCTGCTACCCTTTTAGCCCATTGGCTATCTGATAAACTTTCGGGATTTTCTCTATAAAAAAAACGGATAAGTGCATTGTTTTTTGCTATCTCATCCGTTTCTATTTTATTTTTATAATATTCTAATTTTTTTTTAAAGTAGCCTTTTGAACTTCTAATAAATCAACTACTCCCATGCCTGCACTTTCAATTGCATCATCGTTTCCAAGTATCAATTCTAAATTATCTCCACCAATATAAAGTGCTTTTAAACAACTTTCTATTGCCATATCAAATTTTTCTTTTGTGACTAAAGTACTAACTATTTTACGAGTTGCTTTGTCGGGTTTTTTAAGAAAAATAGTAGCAGTTTTAGATTCATCGTCTGTATCTAAATATACTACCATTTCCCTTACTTTACCATGAATTGTAGCTAATTTTAATTTTTCGTCTTTTAATTCAATTTCTGTTTTCATATTTGTATTTTTTTACAAATATAATAAAAAAATTATAAATATTGAACGTGTGACAAAATTAATTCTAAATCAACAGGGATTGAAGTATCTCCGCTTGATGAACCTCTTTTATTATTCATAAATCTGCAATTTTTCAATACATGTTTACGAGTAATTAATGCA